CATCGTAGCCGAAACCTGCTGAGACGCCCATCTTCGAAAATGCTCGACCCATGGCCTGGGCATCCTTTATCACCATCTTGCCTGGGCCTTTTGTCAGGCTGCCAAACTTCTTACGAACATTCTCCTGGGCCTCCTGGACACGCTCTAGTTGCTTGATGACCTCGTGCATTTTATCTATGTAATGCTTATAGAAACTCTTTAATACCCCAATAGATGCCAGGATGGCACTCATAATCCCGCCAAAGACCCCGCGAATACCAGCACCAAACTTCCTAAACCCAGCTTTGGCTTTTCGGACTGCCTTTTCCATCTTGCCGATCTCTTTTGTCGTATCCTCAGTTGCCTTCTCGGCCTCCTTGATCGCTTCGGCCGCTTCTTTGCCAGAATTTCTCAGGTTTTCAAATGCGTCTGTGTCGGCGCACTCCAACGCGGAGCACATATCACGCTGTAATGCCACCTGACGAGTCAGGTCATTATTCATGCTCTTCATAAGCGCCTGGCGCTCCTTGAGCAGCTTATTAATAGCCTGTGTTGTCTTGAGATTCTCTGCCACGTGTCAGTCCATCTAAGTTATAGTGGCCAGGGAGATCCGACATGCTGAAGGAACTCGGCGGCCGCTGCATTCTTCCTGTCGACAGATTTCATAACGTTCTCAAGGCCCTGATTTTCAGAGGCCAGCATATCATTCAGGTCGCTTGTTGCAGCCATCACACGAGCAGTCGCCATGACCTGCTGTCGCGTTCCGCCCAAATCAACAATTGGCGCTGATTGGTGTCCCACCACGCTGGCCGCAGCTAGCGCAGGAAACATCCTAGACATAATTGAGTAGTCATCATGCATTGCTGCCACACTCACTATTACCTTATAAATATTGCCATCAGGTGAATCTCCGCATTCTAGCAGGAGTTTCTGCCCTGTGTTTTCCAGAAAGCATGTTAGCTGTTGGATTATTGTCGTGAATAGCCTTGGACGCCGTCTTCGACGAGCGCTCAAATTCCTGGTTAATTCGCCTGATAAACCATATCCTATAACTAATAGGCATAGTATAACACTCGGTGTACGTGAAGCCACCGTAGTACATAAGTATGAATGTGTGCTCTAGGAATATCTCCTTATCGCTAGGCGTCAGGCCAAAAAAACGAGGCTCCGATTGGGAGCTGTACCTCCGCCGACTCTGAGCAGTGCTGGCAGTCCATCCAACTCTTCATCTCAATTCCAGGCTCAATCTTATCCATCTTACGTCGAAGGGCTAATGAGTCTCTAGCAGGCATGTGTCGGATGAAGTGATTAATAGAACTGCGCTCGGTCTTTCCATCCACAGTCAACAGGGTATACTGAAGCTTGTTCGTCACAAGATTATCGCCCATAATACCGCCCTTTTTACGTCGCTCAGAAGCAATCATTATCTCCTGTTCGTCACGTCCTGTCAGAAACTTAAATGTGACACGCTTTTTGGTCATGGGAAGTGTAAACTCAAAAGCATTCATTCCAGGTTCTATTGGGTCATCACCAAGAGAGGTAATGGGTAACTCTGCAAGGTTAAACTCATGTGAATCCTTTGTGGAGCATGAAGGACACTCGACCTCCGTATTATACTCGACGCCATAGCCCGTAATTCGAATTGCAACCATTAATGCATTCCTATCACCGGACAGCAGCGTATTAGGATCAATTCGCTTATCAACCAGGCATGACCTAATCAATTCCGTAATGACAGTCCCCTTCTTAATAAATGCCTTCGAGGTGAGAATATCCTCCTCCCGTGCAGTCATTGCCTTAATATCAACAGTATCACATGCGTGAAGCGGGTGATCAACTGCATACGCCATTCCTCGACTTGGAAGCGGAACTGTCTCTACGGGTATCTCAAAATCCAGTTCCTGTGTCTGTACACCTGGGGTGCCTCGTAACGACTCTTCAGGTCCTGGTGAGTTAAATACTTCGTTCCTTCTGTTAGACATATAAAATAGTTCTCCTAGGGATGCTCATGTAAATTGTACGATACCAGGCAGCGGTGTAAATGAAATTTTATTTAAAATCTGCGCCTTTTTAACTAACATTAATATAATAATGGCGCATGTAGGGCCCGGTATCGACCAATATTAATTATTACAAAAATAAAAACCCCGCCTGCAGGCGGGGTCCTTAAAAAGTTAGTATAATTAATCTTAGAACTGAAGCACGCAGTTATCGAAGCGCATTGTGAGAGCAATCTCAGTGGCGTCGCTGGCACTATAATCCAACTCGTTGAAATTAGCCTCTGTTAACCATGCACCCTTCATATCCCAGAGTTCAACAACTGTACCGACAGGATCTAAGAGCTTAATCTGGCAATCACGCTTGTAAAAATCAGCGTAGCCGGCACGGCCTGAGACTGACTCGAAGTGAAGCCTGACCCACTCCATTACCTGCTGCGCACCTGAGGGGGCAATCGGATCATAAAGCGTTACTGATACCGTCCCAAATGTAGTGCGACCGGCAAGGTAGCGTGTGTGGTTAATAAATGGAAGCGTCACTTCCTCGGTACTGATGGTAGGCCGAGCGGCTGATTTTATCAGAAAAGCGTCAACGCCCTCTATCTGAAATACCCATCTAAACTTCCTTTTAGGCTCAAACTTATTAGGAAGCATCTCTGTGACTGATAGTGTCTCGGCCATTGCTAATTTCCTCCGCTAAAGATATATATGCTCGTTGTTGAAAAATGCATTCTCAATTATTCCTCGGCGCCAGCATTTGTGACAACAAAGTCGAGTGAGACGAATTCCACAGAGCGTGTCGGCTGTAGGAATATCTTACCTCGGATCGTGTTATTCTCAACGTCGGCCTGGGTAGTAGTGGTTGTGTCAATTATCACCTTGTACCTGTCAACGCCCTGTTGCTGCTGAATCCTCTGAAGGACCGGCTGGACTGCAGCCGAGAATGCAGCGAGGGTCGCCTCGCGGTTTGGTTCGAAGAGGAACCTATTGGCAATATTTCTGACCTGACGTCGAACGTCTATGAGAAGACGCCTGACGTTAATTCTATCTAGTGCAGACTGTGCCTGCTGGAGTGTCTTCTGACCGAAGACCACGACACCATTTCGACCTGGGAAAGTCCTGATTGGGTTGATATCAGTCTCGTAGAGGCGGTCCTGATTGTCCTGGTTGATTCGAAGAGCCACATCATCAGTGGAAGCAAGGGCACCGCGTGCAAAGCCCGCTGGGGCGAACCAGGGATGTGCCAGCTTGTCATTAAGTGAGAAGGCACCCAATACAGCGACTGACGGTGGAACATTAACCAGCGTATTGACTGTTGAGTCCAGGACAATAACGTCGGGGAAGTATGCCGCGGCAAACGATGTGTCGAGTGCGCGATTACCAAAAGCAGTCGCCGTATTCTGGACATGTGGCACCTGTGCTGATGATGTCACCACCATATTCAACGTATCACGCTCTTCGATATCCATGATGTAAAGTGCATCAAACCTATTTTCAACAGTGTTAATGGCCTCGTCTGTGACTGCCGAGTGCCTAATTCCTGGTATTGCCAAGAGCTGTAGGTCGACGTCACTAGTACGACCCATAATATCCAAGGCCTTAAGATATGCAGCGACTGTCGAGGATGACTTCTGCGATTCGTTCACGTCATCCATCTCCCGGCGGACAGCAGTGTTATTCATCTCCACCTTGTCCTTGTTAAACATGTTCAGGCCATTAAATCCGCCCTCGACAAAGAAGCTGAACTTAAGGAACCTACTCATTGCAGGAACGAAGTCGTCGGTGAAACTCAGTGCTCGACTCTTTCCAGCAGCGCTTGGTGAGATTGTACCATTCCTGACATACTGCCAGGACAGTGCCGTTGAAATATCCACTTTGCCGTCGGAGCCTGTCAGGATCTTAAGGTTTAATAGACTAAACTTATTATTGTTGAATAGGTCTGAATCCAAAATACCACCATTTAGGCGCGCCTCACCGGCATTTGAGCCTGTCGAAACATTGAGCGCATCCAGCCTAAAGTTGGGGAAGAAAGATGTCATAGAGGCCAGTGTCGGATTTGGCAGCTGGCTTATATTTGGACCAGCAAGCGTCGTCTCCCGCTCGAACTGGATACCCCAGTACAAGTTGGCATTAAATCGGGAATTAATGGTACCACTTTGGTTTGCAACTAGATGCTGCCTGAATGGTATTGGTGGTTCATTCATTCTTCCCATAGGAGAGCCTGCAAGGTCGGCTGGGAGGCCTGTGTATACGGCCGCTTCGTGTGAGGCAGGAGCAAGACAGTTTGTTCCCGATAGAAGCAGGTGATCAGGACCCCTGAATCCTACTGGAAGGGAATCGTCTGACGTATCGCCTGCGGCTAGCTCGATAGAGCGCTCAACTCGAATATAATTGGAGACATTCGGATAGCTTCCCTCGACCACAATTCTCTGCTCATCATCGACCTTGTCAAAATCGAAGTATGTCGTCATGTCTCCAACTCTTGCAGAGATATAATTGGGAGATGAAGGATCCAATGAAAGACCTGAGAATGTCTCTAGTTCAACTGGGTCATCATCTGTATCGTAAAAGTCCCTTACCACCAGGTCGAATGTACCGAATAAATCAGTGGCTGATGTCGACTTTTTAATGTTCCTTATTGACAACTTATATCTATCATTAGCACCCTGCATTGTTGGGGCCTTAGAATTACCTGTGGAACGTAGCTGGCCGTCGTCAAGAGCATGAAGTCTAAATAGGTTGACATTTGCCTGACTGGTTAGCCATGGTGACTTGGATGTAGTAAATCGATTCTCAAACCCCTTGTACTCAGGCCGGGTCGCGGCACCGGTTGTCATATCCGCCGAACCGGTTGCTAGGAAAACAATATCCTCTAGCCTCTTTCCATTAGAATCATGGTATGCTGCAGCGGCTAGGAGATTCGATCCTGTCGGAACGCAAAAAGCCTCTTCCAGATCATAGTGAGCATAAAGCAGATGACCTGCCTCCTCTATCTTGGTTGCATCCTTATTGAACACCTTGGAAAAATATTCTGGTGATGTTGGGTTGAGTGATGCCGTTATCACGTTTGGATACGCAGCGGTCGACTTATGCCCGTTTAAAAGCATGACAAATGATGATGATCCTGACGCTATATTAAGGGAGCCAGTCATTGCTCCTCTAGGCCCTGTAGAAGAAGCCGCTGTTGAATCATCCGTAGGTGTATTATTATCAGTAGTCGTACCTGATAGCATTAATACAACCTGATCAGGTGCCATTAGCACACCACGAAGAGTGACTGTCTGCGCATTAAGGCCTGCATCGGTAAAAATTGTGGAATTAGCTGCCTGTGCCATTGCTGCTGCAAGAAAATGCACATTTCCAGGTTGGTTTCCAGCAACAGCATATGGATTAGGACCAATCAGTCCATTAGCCTGTACCTGCTCGGCACCGACAGTAAATCCTGCATTTGTAACCTTTCCTGTTGACGTGGATCGCTTCTTGCCATCGCCGGCACCCAGGATACGAAGGTAGGAACCAGCAGTGGCATTTCTCATCCACTCGGTCACCGCTAGCGGCCCAAATTTCTTACCATCAGTGTCACCAAACTTGGCGACAAAATCCTGGCGGGTGCCAAATGTAACAGGCACAAATGCGAGCCCCCTGTCAGCGGTTCCTATCACTCCGGCGGGGACACCGAATGCTGTAGCATTCGTAGGTCCGCTAAGGTCAATTTCACGCGTTGTGACGCCTGGGCTTGTTAATGTTCTTTCGGCCATGTTGTTAACTCCTAAAATTCATCGAATAAATATTAGCTTATTCAA